TCAGCGCGCGCCCAACGCCGTCGCCCTCGCCAGCATCCGCGCGATCTGCGTCTCTGACCGCAACAGCCCCTCGGCCCCGCCGTCCACCGTGACGTTCACCGTCACCCCGGTCGCCCCGCCCATGGGCTCGATCGTCCCGGCGCCCGCCGGACGGAACACCTCCGGCCCGCGCTCGCCGACCAGATAGGCGCCCCCGCCCATCACCGGCCCGCCGTCCGCCCGCGCCCCGCCGAAACCGCCCAGCGCCGCCGCTATCGCCCCCGCCAGCCCGCCGCCGCCACGCGCGCCCGCCGCCGCATTGACCGCATTCAGCACCGCCCGCGCCAGTTCTGCCAGCGTCACCTCCCCATCCACAGCCGCCCGCGTCAGCGACCGCGTCAGGCTGGCCCCCGCGCGCCCGAAGGCGTCCTCGATCGAGGCCGCCGCCCGTTCCGCCGGTTCCTTCAGCGCCTCCAGCGCCGCCGCGGCCTCCGCCGCCTTCACCGGCACGGCGTCGATCCCGTCCGGCCTGAAACCATCAGTCATCCGGCCACATCTCCTGCATCCGTTCCAGTTCGCCGCGTCCCAGCGGCGCCGCCTGAACCGGCCCCGCCGTCAGCATCCGCCATTCCTTCAGCGACAGCCGCCAGAAGCCCTCCGGCCCCACGCCCATCCGCGCCGCCGCCTGCATCATCTCCGCCCATTGACGGTCTTGGGGGGTCATCAGGCCGCCGCCGCAAAAGCCTTCGCCACCGCCTCCGCCGCCTCACGCGGATCGACCGGCGCCCTCGCCAGTTCATCCGCCAGAGCCCCCTCGCCGCCGCCGCGCAACAGGGCCGCGAGCACCACCATCAGATCCCGCGCCGACAGCGCCTTCATCCGCTCGACCAGCGCCGCCATCCCGGCGACGCCCAGCCCCGTCTCGATCTCGGCCAGCGCCCCCAGCGTCAGACACAGCTTCCGCTCCGCCCCCGCCAGCCTCGCCACGACCTCGCCCCGCACGCCGTTCACCATCACAGCGCCGAGAAGGTCACTTCGCCTGCGCTGGCCAGGCTCAGCGCAAAACTCGCCTCGCCTTCATGCTCCCCGGCGTATTCCAGCGCCGCCACCAGGAACGGCCCCTCCAACACGCCGAAGTCCGGCACGATCAGACGCCACGTCTTCGCCGCCTGCTCAAAAAAAGCCTCGCGGATCAGGGCGTCCGAGGCCGCGTCGCGGAAGATCCCCTGCCCCGACACCGCCGCCGACTTCACGCCCGCCCCCGCCAGCAGTTCGCGCCACCGCCCGGCGCTGTCGCTGTCGGTCGCGTCCACCGTCTTGGCGTTCAGCGAGATCGTCCTCGCCCTCAGCCCCGCCACCGTGGTGAAGGCGCCTGCCCCCGAACCTGGCGCGCCCTCGATCTTGAGCAGAATGTCCTTGCCTCGTTGTGCGCTCATCTCAGATTTCCTCCGTCACGGCTCTCACCCGCATCACCGCCCACGCCCGCTTCAGATCCGCGCTGCGGAACAGGTCCGTAAACGTCACCGCCACGCTGACCGCCCTCACTCCGTCCGCCTCCAGCGGCGCATCGGCGACCCGCGCCCGCACCGCCGCCGCCACGGCCCGCGCCTCCTCCAGCCCCCTGAACCGACTGGCGCAGGTCAAGGTCAGCCGCTGCTCCACCCCGCCGCCGTCAGCGTTCAGCGGCCGGCTCTCGCACCGTCCAATCACCAGATGCGGAAACCCCGCCCCCTGCGGCGCCTCATCCCAGACCCGCACCGGATCGCCCAACAGCGCCTGCAACGCCCCATCACCGCCCAGATGCGCGATCAGCGCCTTCACCAGCGCCCCTTCATGATCCTTCATCGCGCCCGCTCCAGATCCAGCCGCACCCGGCCCGCCGCCTTTGGATCGGCCTCGATCCCGACCACGCCCCAGTCCGCTCCGCCGAAGCGCACGACCAGCCCTTCCTCCAGCCTCGGATCGGCCCGCACCGTGGCGCTCAGCGTCTCCACGCCGCGCGTCACGCCGCTTTCCGTTCGCTCGCGCCGCCTGCGCGCGCCCAGCGCCAGCCACAACGACCCGACCGGCTCATAGCTGACCACCTGCCCGCCATAGGGCGTCTGCGCCGCCACCGGCCGCACCAGCGACGCCACCACCTTCATCGCCCCCGCGCTCACAGCCGCACCACGCGATAGGGCGCGATCCACCCCTCGACCGGCGCCGCGCTCATCTCGCCGTCGCCGCGCTCATAGGCGCGCATCACCAGCATCATCACCGCCAGCCTCAGCGGCGCCGCAGAGGTCGACGTCAGACTCAACCCGACCTCCCCCTCCACCCGCGCCTTGGCGGCGTCGATCAACGTCTGGATCAGCCCGTCCTCCGCCTCATGCTCGACGCGCAGGAACAGCTTCGCCTCCGTGAGGCTCACGGGTGCGCTCATTCAAATCTCCAATATTCTGCTGCCTTCTCCCCTTGGGGGAGAAGGTGGGCGCCGGAGGCGCTCGACCGGCTGACCGGGTGCACGCAGCCCCCGTCCCCCTCATCCGTCTCGCTCCGCGAGCCACCTTCTCCCCCGCAGGGGAGAAGGAAGACCGCCGCCGACCTTACGAAGCCGCGAACTTCATCAGCTTGATCGCGTCGAAGTTCTGCACCCCGCCGCCGACACGCTTGGTCGTGTAGAACAGCACATAGGGCTTGGCCGAATAAGGATCGCGCAGCACCCGCACCCCCGCGCGATCCACGATCAGATAGCCGCGCGCAAAGTCCCCGAACGCGATCGACAGACTGTTGGCAGCCACGTCCGGCATCGTCTCGATCTCAGTCACCGGATAGCCCAGCAGGCTCGCCGTCTCGCCCGGCCGCGTCGCCGGCGACCAGACATAGTTCCCGTCCGCGTCCTTGAACTTGCGCACCGCCGAGACCGTGCGCCGGTTCATCACGAAACGCCCGTTCGGCCGATACTGGGCCTTGGGCGCATAGATCAGGTCGATCAGCTTGTCGACCGGGCTGGCGCTGGCGAAGGCGCCCGCCGCGCCCGAGGCCACCGTGCCGATCTGGCCCCAGGTCTGCGTGCCCTCGGCCGCATTGGCGTAGGCCAGGAAGCCCTTGGGCTTATTCACCCCGTCGCCGTTGACGAAGGCCGCCGTCTCCTGCGCCGCAAAGGCGTCCTCGACCTCGGCCGCCAGCCATTCGTCCAGGTCGATCAGGGCGTCGTCCAGCAGGCTCTGCGTCGCCGCCGGACAGGCGTAGAGATCCGCCGACGAGAACTCCAGCAGCGCCAGGGTCGCCGGGTCCGTCTCGGGACGGGCCGCCGTCTCGGCCACCCAGCCCGCCTGCACGCCCGCCGTCGACACCGGCTTCCTGAACACGCCCGAGCCGACCGTGCGCACCGTGGCGATCTCGCGCATCGGCGACCCCGCCATCAGACGTCGCTCGATGGCCCGCTCCGTCTCCGGCGGCACGACATAGCCCGCCGAGTTCGACGCCGACGACAGCCCCGCCTTCAGCTCCAGCCCGTGCGCCTGACCCGACTTCATATAGCCGTCCCACGCCGCCTTGGCCTCCGGCGCCGCGACCACGGCGGGCGGCTCGGCGCCCAACATCGGACGGCGGCTCTCGCTCAGCGCGCGGTCCATGCGCGCCTGCGCCTGAGCCACCGCCTGATCGATGCGCGCCACCTTCTCCTCCAGCAGCGCATCGGCCGAAGCCTTCTTCTCGATCTCGTCCAGACGGGCGTCATTGGCCCCTTTGAAAGCCTCGAACGCGGCCATCATCTCATGCATGGCGGCGCGCGCCTCGGGATGCCCCGAGACGGTCTTGATCTCTTTCATGGTCTCTCCAGAAAAATGCGCGACCGTCCTGCGGCGCGCCGTCAACCGGGCCAGGCCCGGAACCCGTGCGATCCTTCGTGCATCCGGGGAACCGTGCTACGCCGTCCTCGGATCAAGGGATGGATCAATGTTCAAGATCGCCGTCGCCGCCGTGTCTGCGGCTGGGCTCATGTCATGCACGGCGCATGACGCTTCGGCTCAACGCCCCTCCGCCGCCTCGTCGTCAGAGACGCCGCGCCTCTCGCCGGGCCAGGGGCGCCTTTCGGCCTACACCTCGATCAATCTGCGGATGTTCGAGACCCTGGGCGCCTGCGAGCATCTCAATCGCGACAGCGCCGGCGATCAGGCTTTCGCGGCCCACCTCCGCCGCCACGCCCCGACCGCGGACCAGGCCGAACGCCGCGCCCTCCGGGAAGCCTATGACAGAGGCCGCAGCCCCGCCGTCGCCTCGCGCCAGACGCCCGAAACCTGCGCCGTCGCCCTGCGCGGCTACGACCAGGAAACGCCCGGCCTGCACGGCCGCCGCGACGACCGCCCTCTCGCCTCGCCTAAGCTCTAAGCCATGCGGATCGTCTTTCTCTACGGCCCCGTCGGCGCGGGCAAGCTGACCGTCGGCCGCGAACTGGCGCGCCTGACCGGCCTGCCGCTGTTCCACAACCACTTCGTCGTCGACGCCGTCGGCGCCGTGTTCGACTTCGGCTCCGAGCCCTTCATCCGCCTGCGTGAAGCCTTCTGGCTCCAGACCTTCGCCGAGGCGGCCCGCGCCGAGCGCCCGCTCATCTTCACCTTCGCGCCCGAGGCCACGGTGGACCCTGGCTTCCCCGCGCGCGTCCAGGCGGCCATCGAGCCATTCGGCGGCGTCGTCACCTTCATCGCCCTGACCGTCTCGCCCGAGGAACAGGAACGCCGGATTGTCCAGCCCAGCCGCGCCGCCTTCGACAAGCTTCAGTCGGTCGATCTGCTGCGTCGTCTCCGCGCCGACTTCGACGCCAGCCTGGCCGCCATGCCGCCCGCCGACCTGACCATCGACACCGAGACCTGCTCGCCGTCCCAGGCCGCCGAGCGCATCGCCGCCCATCTGGCCGACCGATAGGTCCGCTACGACTTCCTGCGGTTCAGCTTCACCAGGCCGAACCCCACGGCGAAGCCCAACAGCAGGCCTATGGCCATGTTGTCGATCAGCGCGCCCAGGATGATGCCTCCGCACACGCCCAGAACAAAGGTTCCGCCGCTCTTCTTGTCCATCGCCCGCTCCCGCCTTGCGAAGGCCGCATCAGCCTTCGCAGGGCCGAAGTCGTCAATCTGTTTTCGCTCTGAACCGCGCGCCCGGCAGCATCGGAAACGTCACCAGCGACACCTCCCACAACTCCGCCCGGCTCAGCACCCTCAAGCGCCCGTTGCGCCGCGCCTTCATCGCCCGAAAGCCGATCGACAGCCCGTCCAGCGCCCCAGCCCGCGTCAGGGCGGCCGCATAGCGGGCCTCGGCGGACCAGTCCTCGATCCGCCCCTCGACCCACAGGCCGCGCTCGTCCTCGACCATCCGGTCCCAGACGCCGACCACGGCGCGGCTTTCATGCTGATGCAGCATCCGCACCCCGCCCGCGCCGGTCTTGGCCAGACTGTCCGCAAACACCCCGCGCGCCGTCACGTCGCCGTTCAGATCGGCCACGCCCCACAACGAAGCGTAGCCAGCGATGAATAGCGTCCCTCTCCCCTTGCGGGAGAGGGAGACCGCGCACGGCGGCGCAGCCGTCGTCCTCGCGCGGTCGGGTGAGGGGTCGCGCACCCCCTCATCCGGCCCTTCGGGCCACCTTCTCCCACAAGGGGAGATACATCTACAGCTGAGACAGAAACACGCCTGTCCCAAAATGGTTAACGACATCAACGACGTGCATCATTTTGGGATAAAATACAGGCAGTTAGGCTGTGAACGATCCATGGGACCAATTGGGACCACGGATGCCCACTTAGGACCACTGATGGTGGTTCCAGCGGTGGTTCAGATTCCTCTCTGACTGGCCCAGCCGTTGCGGAACTTCCTCCGTTTCCCACTACGGAGGTAATCAGTTGACTACGTCTATCCCCACCCGACTGCGGTTAACCAACCGCGTTGTCGACGACCTTGTCGGCCTGCCGCCCGAACAACGGGCACGGCGCTACTGGGACACCAGCGTTCCAGAATTGTATCTTCAGTTTAGTCGTGCTGGCACGCCTAGCTTCGTTCTTCGTTACACCAAGCTTGATGGTTCAGATGGCGACTACGCCATTGGCAAAGCCGATCGGGTGACTATCGACAGCGCTAGGGCTGTTGCCAAGGCCGCGCTCAACGACCTCGAAGCACACGATGTCGACCCCGTGGAGGCCAGGCGGCGGCTGCGCTTGGATGCTCGGGTGCCTAAGCTGACAACTTTCGGCGACATTATGGAGGACTACATTGAAAGCAAAAGCACGTTAAGACCCGGCGCGGCGGAACACGATGACGTCTATTACCTCCGCCGCTATGTCTATCCTGAGTTGGGCGCCCGCAAGTTCGAGACGATCACGGTCCAGTGCGTGCTCGACCTGCTTACCTCTATCAAGAATCAGATCGCCGCACGGAATTGTCGCAAAGGCGCAAACGGTAAAACCACAGCGAATGTGTGCCACCGAGCAATCAAACGCGTCTACCGACGTGCGGTGAACAAAGAGATTGCCAGCCGGAATCCGGGTGACTTCCCGTGCCTGTTTCCCATCCGCCGAGCGAAGCGTCGTGGCCGCCTCGATGAAGGCCGGTTCAATCTCTTCTGCGGCGTTTTGGTGCAGCGTTGCCAACAGAAGTCCTGGCGGCGGATTCCACTCGCGATCCTGCTCTATATGCTGACGTTGCAGCGTCCGATCGACATAGCGCGCGCCAAGCGAGATCATTTCGATCTCAATCGGCGTATCTGGATCATCCCGAATGATTACACCAAGACCGGATATCCGTATCACATCCCGCTTTCGGAGCAGGCGCTTCGGTTGATCCGCATCGCTATGGCGATGAGTGACAGCCAGTACCTGTTTCCGGGCGCGCAACCCGGTCGGCATCTCAATGAGCAGTCCTTGTCTGCGGCCTGGGCGCGATATCGCAACGAGATCATCGCGAGCGGCGTGCTGGATGATCGCGACATCGAACTCTACGACTGTCGACGTTACGGACGAACGCAGGTTCGTAAGAAGCTGGGCTTTGCCAATGAGGTTGCTGAGGCCGTGATCAACCATGTCGGCGAAGACCACAGTCCCTCCCAGCTCTACGACGTGGGTGAAATGTTGCCCGACATGGCGCAGGCTCATGCCGCATGGAGCGCAGAGGTCGATTGCCTGACTCACGGACGCCTTTCGGCCTTGCTGGATCGCCTTGAAGATGAGGCGGATTGA